TAAGAAAAGTAATTAGAGAAGAAGTGAAAGCTGCTATCCAAGAAGAATTAAAAGACATTCTTCTAGAGGCTGTTCGCTCACCTAAACCCGCAATTACCGAAAATTTTTCAGTTGCGGCACCAGTAAAACCAGACCCAGAAGCACAAAAAGCCTTTAGACAACAGATGTTATCTCAAATGGCTGCAGGTAATGGAAATATGAATTTAACAACCGCAGATTCTAATACATTTAGACCTGCAGGACCAGCAACAGCTGAAGGCTCAGCTCTACCTGAAGGTAATGTTGGTTTAGACCAAATTATGGGTCTAATGACAAATAAATAATGGCCTATAACGCTCAAAAAATATCACCAATTGACTTTAAACCTAGTGTAGCAGTAGGGGTAGCTTTACCCTTTAGCGAAAATGCTGTGTTTAGACCTACTTTTACTACACAAGAAGCAGTAAAATCTAATTTAGTTAATTGGTTTCTAACTAACCAAGGGGAAAGACCATTAAATCCTGAATTCGGAGGGAATTTACGTAAATATATTTTCCAACAAATAGAATCAGATACACTAGATTTTTTAAAAGAAGATATCCAATCTCAATTAAGTACTTACTTCCCTTCTGTCATAGTGGTTAGCTTAGATGTTTTGGGAAGGGAAGATAATAATATTATAGATGTAGTTCTAAAATACAGAATACAGCACACAAGTATATCTGATACATTAAATATAACATTTGACTAATGGCTGTGAATAGAGACATAAAATACATTAACAGAGATTTTGGGAACTTTAGACAAAGTTTAATTAATTATTCTAAAACTTACTTCCCAACAACATATAATGACTTTACAGAAGCATCTCCAGGTATGATGTTTATGGAATTATCATCTTATGTAGGTGATGTTTTATCATTTTACCAAGATAACCAATTCCAAGAAACATTTATACAATACGCTAGAGAAGCTAAAAACTTATATGATTTAGCTTATATGATGGGGTATAAACCTAATGTAACAGGTGTTGCTGAAGCTACTATAGATTTCTTCCAACAAATCCCAGCCAAAGATCTGGGTGGAGGTAATTGGGTTCCTGATTATGATTATGCTTTATTAATAGGTGAAAATGCTCAAATTTCATCTAATATTAACTCTAACGTTAAATTTTTAGTTGAAGATCCTATAGATTTTGATGTCTCTTCTTCTTCAGACCCAACAACAGTTTCAGTTTATAGTACTACAGGTACAGATGTAGATTATTTCTTACTTAAAAAAAGTAGAAGAGCAATTTCTGCAACAATTAATACTCAAACCTTCGATTTTACATCTCCCCAAGAATTTGTTACTCGTACTATTACAGCTAATAATATTATAGGTATTTTGGATATTGTAGATAGTGATGGTAATACTTGGTATGAAGTAGATCATTTAGGTCAAGAAATGGTATTTGATGCTATCAAAAACACAAATACTAATGATCCTAATTTTGCAACTGATTCAGATACTCCTTATTTACTAAAAAATAAGAAAATTCAACGTAGATTTGCTACTAGAGTAACTTCTGATACTACATTACAAATTCAATTTGGTGCAGGTACAACTGCTGATTCGGATGAAGAAGTAACCCCTAATGCCGATAATGTTGGTTTAGGTTTACCATTTGAAAAAAACAAATTAACTGCAGCTTACTCACCTCAAAATTTTATATTTACAAATACTTATGGTATTGCACCTTCAAATACTACTTTAACAGTAAGATATTTAACAGGTGGGGGAGCAGGAGCAAATATTGGAGCAGGTGAATTAACTATTTTATCTAATAGTACAGTTAATTTCCAAACCACAGGACTAAATCAATCCCAAGCTCAATTAGTATTTGATCGTTTAACAGTTTCAAACCCATCAGCAGCTAGTGGGGGTAGTGATGGAGATTCAATTCAAGAAATTAGACAAAATTCTTTAGTTCAATTCCAAACCCAACTTAGAAACGTAACAGCAGATGATTATCTAGTCAGATCTTTATCTATGCCTTCTAAATATGGTGCTGTCTCAAAAGCTTTTATTGAACAAACCAAATTAAACACATTACTCCCAGGTGAAATTCCATCAACACTTACTTTGTATATTTTAAGTCAAGATATAAATGGAAACCTCACTACAGCTTCAGATGCTTTAAAACAAAATCTTCAAACTTATCTAGCTCAATATAGAGTAATAGGTGATTCAATTGTTATTAAAGATGCTTTTTATATTAACATTGGGGTAAATTTTGAAATAACAGTTAGACCTAATTTTAATAGTAATGAAGTATTAAGAGCATGTATAAACTCTTTACAAAGTTATTTTAATTTAAACAACTGGCAAATTAATGAGCCTATCCAAAAGAAAGAAATATTTTTACTTTTAGATAAAATTCAAGGAGTTCAAACTGTAAAACAAGTTACTTTTACTAATAAAGTAGGAGGTAATTATTCTCAATATGCTTATGATTTAAATGGGGCTACATTAAATGATGTAATTTACCCTTCTATAGATCCTATGATTTTTGAGGTAAAATTCCCAAATACAGATATTAAAGGTAAAGTAGTAAACTTATAATAAAATGGCTGTATATAAAATTTTTCCATATAAAGATACCACTTTGTATTCATTCTACCCTAGTATGAATACAGGTATAGATCCTATTAATCAAATTTCAAATTTAAATTTTGCTTTAGATACTTTTCCTCAAGTAGCTAGAACAATTTTAACTTTTGATCCTGTTGAAATAGCATCTACAATTAATAATGTTTTACAAACCACTGATTATAAAACTTATTTAAAATCTTTTATAGCAACCGCTCAAGGTATTGTAGAATCTTCAAGATTAGAAGTATGGCCTTTAGCTACAAATTCAGATTCATCTAATTTAGAATGGAATCAAGGTACTGGAACTTATTTGGACCAACCCTTAACTACAGATGGTGCTTGTTGGAATTCTCCATTTTTTAATGGAGGAACAGGATGGCCTGTTAGTTCAGGAAACATTTCAAGTTCTTATAATGTTAATTATGCTCCTATAGGTGGTGGTGCTTGGTATACAGGTTCTTCCCCTTATGATTTTACTACAGTTTCAGCTTCATTTGAACCTCGTAGTGATAAAGATTTAAATGTTGATGTAACTAGTATAGTAAATGCTTGGACTAGTTCAGCAATTGAGAATCATGGATTTTTATTAAAATGGGAAGGTAGTGCTGAATTTAATACAAGTAAATTAGTACAACCAGTAATGCAGTATTATAGTGTTGATACTAATACAATTTACCCCCCACAATTAGAATTCAGATGGGATGATTCAGAATGGAATCCTACATCTTCAATAGCAATCTTAGACCAACAAAATCTTTATATTGCATTAGCAGAAAATCCAGGTATTTTCTACTCAGAAAGTATAAATAAATTTAGACTAAACGTAAGAGAAAAATATCCTAAACGTGTATTCCAAACTAGTTCATTGTATACTACACAACATTATCTTCCTTCAGGTGCTGCTTGGTATGCTGTTAAAGATTTAGATACAAATGAATTTGTTGTAGAATTTGATGATAATTACACTAAAATTAGTGCAGATGCTTCTTCAAGTTATTTTGATTTGTATATGAATGGATTTGAACCTGAAAGATACTATCAAATTTTACTTAAAGTAAATGCTGGAGGTAGTACTACAATTTATGATGATGAATATTACTTTAAAGTAATTAACGGATAATGGAACAAAAAGCAAACTTTTTTAAAGAGGTTTTTAATAAAAATCAATATGAACAAGTAATTGACACTTCTTTTAGTCAACTAGTTCCCCCTACCTCTTCAATCCCATTAGAGATACTACCAACAGTAAATGGTTTCTTCCAAGATTACGATAGTTTGTTTTTTCAAATTCCAAAAACCGGAGAAAATTCTCATGAAGAATTGATTATTAGAAGTACCGATTATATAGGTTATCAACCTTTAAATGATGAGATACAAGCTTTAACTGAAGAAATTACTTCTTTAAGAACTCAACTCTTGGAAACAAGACAACAATTAGCAGACTTAGCAAATGGCGGATCAAACTAATATAATACCACTTAATCCAAATAGTTTTTCATCTGAGGTATATTCACCACAGGATGAAAGTCTAATAGGTTCTAGTATTGAACAAAACCAATTTGATACTACCACAGACTATGTAGAGTATTTCATATTTGATCTTAACAATAATAAAATATCTCCATCGGGGAATGATGCTACTTTTACAGATTTT